CTACGCCACATCAGCGCCATGAATCAGGTGGCGCAGCGCTTTTACGCCCTCAGCGTTGTAACGGAACGCTTCTACCTGCTTGCTGCTATAGGCTGACTTATCCATAACAAAAATTCCATACTGCTCCGTCTTCAGATTGTTGGCGTTAGCTACCCGTCCAATCTTCTGCCCGGTAACCCCAAGCATTTTTGCCACTTCACCCGCTGTGTGGTAATGCTCCTCAACCTCCGGTAATGGCAGCAGCTCTATACCAGCAGCATCGTTAACCGCTCGCGCCATTGCAGTCTGTTTTGCGATATCGCTTAGCTTAGGCATATAAGACAGAGCCAGGCTGATAGCTTCAACCTCCATCTTAATAGCACGAGCACGGCGGTACTCAGGCAAATGTGAGGCTGATTTACGCGGCAGTACCTCACCAGTTTCAAGTTCTCGCCAGCGCTTAGATACTTTATGGCGCAAAGGCACGCTGTAGCCAGTAATGAGCGTCATCGTTAGATCTTGGTCGAGATGGATTTCATCTATGACGACGCGCCCGTTATAAACCTTCCGTTTAATAGAAAACTCTTTAGAATCATAATCATCCATTTCTGGATAATGACGGCCAAGAGATTTCAGCATGGATTCTATGTCACGAACCACGTGTTCAGGCTTCTTCCCCGTGAGTTTTGCGATCTCGCGATGAGACATTTGGGTGACACCAGATCTTACATTTGCTACAGTTACTTTAGTCATAGACGTTCCTATACGTTGTTAGACATCAGTAGACCGCCAGCAGCCACTGGCGGTTTTTCTTTGCATCACTGCAATCTCTCCTGGCGCAGGTAAGGCAATACCCTACTCCAGTTGTCATCCTTCCATGGTTGATATTCGAAGTGCTCCACTTCCCTTTTGATGATCTCCCTTGCTTTATTCAGCGTTCTCGGATACTCATGTGTGATTGAGTAGAAGTGACCGGCCATACGGTGTTCCGCAACGCGCAGCAGTGGGTATATCTCGTTACATGCGCTCATCATTACCGAGCTGGCACGCCATAACCAAGCCAAATCACATAGCTCTTCGTCCGTAAACTGTTTGGCGATAGGAGATTGCTCCACTTCGCGATCCAGAATATCCAGCACCCACTTGCGGAATTCTTTAGCGACTGGAGTTCGGGCGAACATAGCTAACAAATGAGCGCCACGAAGTGAGAATACGCGGGTCTTCATGCGGCGGGATGAGCCGTTAATTCCATTGGTCATCGATTCAATGACCATTGTCATTGCCGGTGAGAACTCATCAGAATACTGGTTAAAAAGGTTCGTTACTGACTTTGTGCTGCTGTAGTGGAGCGCCTTAGCAACATCCCCGGAGGTAAGCCAAATTCCCTGCATTTCAGAAACAGGCGTCAGGTTAACACCATGGAAGTTAAGTTCTGATTTGGCTACAATGTTCATGTTGGTTTTCTCGCAAAGGTTAACTGACAAATTAGAAGCCCTTACTGTTAGCGCAGTTGGGGCTTCGCTGTTTTTACTGACCATTAGCCCTTTCCTCTCTCAGGCTCTTTGCCAGCCGCTGAACAATCGCTGAGTTAATAGAGATGCCGTCCATTTCTGCCAGCTTGCGAATTTCCTCGTCCATGCGCTCCGGAAGTCTCAAATTGAAAACCACATTTTTACGACCGGTATAAATCACATCTTGCATTTCCTATCTCCTCATAATAGCACCAACTTGGTGCTAGTACCAATTTAACACCATTTAAAATGGTGTCAAGTAGGTGCTATTGTTAGTCGTCAAAATTACAATTTTGAGGGTTTATGAGTAAGTTCCCCAGCCAAGAAATGGATAGGTTTAACGTTAGGCTTCCAGCAGGAATGAGGGAGGCAATTGCGGCTAGAGCCAAAGAAAACGGCAGGTCGATGAATACTGAAATCATTTTCATGATTGATGAGGCGCTAAAGACCCCCACACCATCTGCCGTTGATAACTCAAAGCTAATGAAGACCTACGGCGACCTTTCGCAGCGCAGGCCTAAAACTCCCGAGGAGTTTTCGAAATGGGAGGAGGAAATGACAAATGTCACATTTTATCTAATGGAGCAAATGTCATCTTATACACAAATGTATCAGGCACTTAAAAACCTACATAGCCAAGCCAAGCATGACGTTTTCAGAAACAAAAAGCCCACCTGAGTGGGCTAATGAATACCTGAGAAATATGGGGGCAGGAGAGAAACCACTTGCTATCCCACTACCCGTCGATCGATGACCCGTCCGATGCTAGACTCTTCCCCTTCAAATCTAACGGACTTAGATATGCTCAAGCTCTTTACAAAGTACGCTTCGGTTGGTGTGGTACCGTTTAACATTAAACTCACTGGCTATTGTTAATGTATATCAATACTGATACGCCTATCATCTGTGTCGATCATTATAAAGATCGGTGTTATCATAGTTTGTTATTGAACCATTCCTACAGTCATTTAGGCCATCAGTGGCTTGTGGATATATACTTATATAACAGAAGATTATGTAATGAGCAGAAATAATTGTTTTGACGTGGTGCGCCTTTTGGCGGCAATAGCAGTGATATATTTCCATCACTCGCTTATGTTTGGCATGGAGCCCCCAAAGTTAGATAAAGGATTTAGTATTGGGAACATTGCTGTGCAGGTTTTCTTTTCAATATCTGGTTTCCTTATCGCCATGAGCTTTACGAGGTCTAGTAACTTCCTTATTTACATGGGTAAAAGGGTTAAACGGATATTCCCTGCTGTGACTTTTTGTGCGTTTATTATGGTTTATTTTTTTGCATCCTTCTATAAGGACAACATATTTAATTATGTAACCTCATGGGACACTTTCATTAACTTCTTGCGAATATCGACTCTTTATGGCAGAAATGTACCAGGTCTATGGAGTGAGATATCATCACATACAGAATCTAATGGCCCATTATGGACATTGCCCTATGAGCTTGTTATGTATGTCATACTCGGGGCTTCATTGAGCATGCATAATAGTTGGAAGACTCCTGCATTTCTACTGATCTTATGCTTTTTTGTTACCACTCTTTTTAGAGAGCAATTAAATTCAGTTGGCGCATACTATGCAACATTTAGTACATTGGCTGAATTTGGGCTATGTTTTTTTACTGGATCTTTACTCTTCATGACAATTACTGCATGGAATACTTTAAAAGTCCGAGTTAATTTAATTGCAATTTCGTTGATATTAATTACCACACTTAGGGGTGGTAACGATATGCTTGCAATAGGTAGTATAATGATATCAATACTTGTGATAATGATATCTCTTTCTTTTAAAGAAAGATTTATTGATGGGAGGTTTGATATTTCTTATGGGATTTACATTTGGGGCTGGCCTCTACAAATATTGGTTATTCACTATAAGCCATTTGGAATATCTGAATTTGTTCCTAGTTTAATATTCACTTACCTAATTGTGGTAATTGCTTCAAGTCTGTCTTGGGCATATATTGAGTCTCCAATATTGAAACGTAAAACACAATTAAATTTGAATAAAGATGCAGCCTAATTTTAGCGCCCAGTAGTCCTGCTGGGCGCTACTTCTTATGCTATGGATCCGGACACTGAAAGATCAAATGATTTTGCGGCCGCCGTCCCTGATACGTCGTATGTATTAACCGTCATACCAGTTGTGGAAATTGTTGAAACAGTAGCAAACCCAATTCCATTACTTATAGATACAGTACCCACTGGCGTTACAGTTAATGGTTTTTTGAATTTCACTGAGTAAACACCTGTTGACGTTATTGTAACAGATTGAATGTTGAAGTTACGATTTACAACCCCAGCGCTAGATATATTTGCACAAGCACCTGTAGCGCCAAGACCAAATCCTGTTGTTGCGAAACCATTGAGATTTGGATACTCCTCAGGGTACATGTAAAAGTTATTTATTTCATGAACGGAAACATATTGCGATTGGACTATATATGCCGGTCTTGAAGCGCTTGGGGTATAGTCATTGAAACCTTTGAACGCACAGCCAATGATGCTGACCCGCATTTCTGCGGTGTTGCTGTACAGATTGATGCTACCATTTGCCGGTGCGCGAGAAAGATTCGGTCTGTTGAATGAACAACCTTCAATAATATGCGTGCCAGCATACGATGTGCCATTGCTTATGTTCACGTCATACTGAACGAAGTTATTTTCGAAGTAGCATGAACTTAAACACAGCCCTAACCCACCTTCATGCTGACCGCCCTGGTAGAGAATTGCCTCGCCAGTTCCGTCAGTGCCGATCCCTTCAAATGTGCATCCACGGAATTCAACATTTGCGCCGTTCTTGATGAACGCGCCACGAACCTTACAGCCGCCGAACATGCAGCGATCAAACAGAATTGAGTTAGGCTCAGATCTGCTGGTAATCCCAAGGTAAACGCCCTGGTTGTTACCGGAGAAATCACAGTTCCTGTACGTGGCATAAAGGGTATCTCGCGCATCCACTCCAGTGTTGAATATACCAACATCGACGTTAGTGAGCGTGAAAACAGCACCGGCGACGATAGATATTCCAACGCCTTGATATCTCGGCAAATCAAGCGACCGCCACAGCCGAAAATCTTTCAGTTCAGTGCGCAGATAGATACCGTTGTCTGGCCCGCCTTTAATAGATAGCGCGGGTGTTGTATTTGGGCCTTTATAAATCAGATACGTGTTTCCAGCCCCATCCCCTTCCATTGAGAACCGGCGCATATCGCCATCATCAACAATCCCGGAATCATACCGCCAAGTGTAGACCAGCCCGGTCATCAGCACGTATCGTCCACCGCGAGCGCGCAGTTTGAACCCAGTCTTCACCGAAGGTCTGTTTTTACCAGAACAGAAATCAATTGCGGCCTGAAAGGCTGGTGAGCAGTCCGAGCTATTGTCAGCTACAGCACCCCACCATTCAGGATAGACCTCACCATTAATAATTCTTTTCCATCGTCTACCTAATGCATCAACTAAAACAGTCCCGTCATCATCGGGAGAAGTTGTATCTGCGGCATCATAATAGAAATGACCATATGCATGATCGAATATGGTGGCTCTACCGTAGCATGTTATCGAAGTCGCTGGCGTTCCAGAATATGAGCGAATATCAGCATATGAACCGCTACCAATAAAGTTATAGCCATATGGTGACGAAAGTGAAGATGATGACGCCTTGCCATTGAGCAAGGCCTGAACATTCGTTGATGCTCCAGAAGCATCGACCGCACCAACACCTGCAGCTCCAGATGAAGACTGAAGGGCAGCTTTATTTACTCTTGCAATTAGCTGAGCTTGTACAGTGGATGGGTTGCCATTATCATCCACTGCCCCTATGCTTGATGCCCCCGATGAAAGTCCAAGTTGAGCCAAAACATCGTCATTCAGTTGCACCCAGTTTGAAAGAGCACTTGCTGGTTCCGCCGCAAGAATAAATGAATAACCAAGATCTGTTCTTTTTGCAATATCCCCTTCCTGAACATCAAGAGCCAGCATTTCGGACTGGCTACTGACAACGAATATTTCAGAAAGAGCTATTGCCGGTATCATTGAAACTGGGATTTTCCCAATTCCATCCAAAATTGGAACATCATCCATTTTTAGTAATTCAGCATCTCCTGATGAACCAAATACTAAAAATGCATTATTCCTCTCACTTATACCAGGCAGAGCTGGAATAAGCTCTCCTTCCGGAACTCTCACGCACTGACCAATAGCAGCGGAGGCGGCATTTCCCGCTTCAGCCGCTGATGCAGCTGCGCTTGTTGCTGACTCACTGGCTGATATAGCCAGATTGTTAATCACAAACTCAGCTGAAATTGCCGCTTGCGCCGATGCTGCTGCGGCATCAGCAGCATTGGCGGCTTGCTCAGCATAGTCAGGAGCGCTCTCTAACTGGTTGGCATATAATTTTGCCTGTGCGGCGGCAGCCTCAGAAATAGATGCATATTTTTTCGCGCTGGCAGTATCACTAAATGACATATATTTACCTTAGAATTTTATGCAATAGAGGAGGGCATAGTTACGAGGCCTTGAATAACCGAAATATTGATTACCCAATTGGTTATTAGCGCCTGGTGCGATTGATATCGGATAAGTTTCGCTGCCACCCGGATCTAGACCAAGGCTTGATTTATCAGGTGAATTTGACGAGGCGACGTTTACGCCAGCAACCCCATCATCGCCCACTACGACTGAGCCCTTTTGCCAAGTCCCAAATGCTCGACCTACATCAACGCCTCTTCCGTTATCCCATCCACGAACAAACTCACCACGCATGTCAGGAAGGGCGAAGGTTGTACTTCCATCCCCAGCACCAAAGGTTGTCCCAATCCTAGAGAACAGGCGCGCATAAGTAACCCTGCTAATCAGTCCACCATTTGCTTCCAGCCATCCTGTTGGCGCTGCGTTTGCTGCAAATGCAGAGACCATCCCTACCATGTCATTGTTGGGGTTGTAGGTTTCATCGCTGATATTCACGCCGTCGCAGAATATACGGGAAACAAGCCCGGGTATTACCACCACACCAGAGCCTGAAGCGGTTCGACAGGTGACCGTAAAATTACCCGTACAGTTGTTATGAACCACCCATGATTTAATCCACGCGGGAAAAATAAGGTTCACGTTTGCAGTCAGTGTACCGCTGATAATTATTCTGTCTTTTGCGGCCTGAAGTGATGACATAACGACGCTGCCGGTGGTCATCGTGATTTGGGTAATTCCATAGTTGTTTATTGGTACCCATCCGGTGCTTGCACCAGTAGACGATTCAGGTGGTGTCCCATTGGCCTCGTTGAGATTTAACCACTGCCCCGTATAAACTGAGCTGGGAACAATGGCACCTTTTGGATATCCGCTTATCGCATCTGAGAAGTCCTGACTGAATGGGTAGGTCATTCCTGCGTTCTGCCACTGCTGTTGAAGCGTCGCAGAATAAAGAACTCCATTCATATCCTTTCCTGATGGTGGAATTCCTCCTGCGCTCAGTGGCTGCATGGTGATGGGTGGGAACCCCTTATCAAAGGTGGCAACCCCACTGTTATCGGTGGCCGCGCTTGAATCAACAGGAATGGCATTTTTCAGGCCGTTCACTCCAAATGCTTTAGTAATTCTTGAAGGAATATCAGAAGAGTTCATGTCATACCTGCTGAACGATATTGACTGTTACCCCGATAGGGGCGGGAAGCGCACCTGAGCTTTGAACGATGGCGAGTTCTGCGGTGGAGAGCTGGAATTCGAAGACGTAGCTCATAACCATCTCACCATCGTTTCTGACGTAGCATTTGCCACTTTCGCCGAACATAAACATCAGCAACTTATTCAGGTTTGGAATGGTGCAATCTGAGATATTTGCCGCCGCTTTCATCATGATTAGCTTGCGGTAAACGTCATTTGTGAGGGTTACGGTTGAAGTTAACAGCTCGCCGGAATAGAAAGGAGCCTGGTTAAAGGGCTGTGGGTCATCAACAAGAACAGGGGCTGATGACGCCTCATTAAAGCCAAAGTAAATCTTGTTCTCTGTCACCGTCAGCTGCCTGCTGACAACCACGATTTTTCCCCACACATCAAGGCCGTAGGTGTCTGCTGTCTGGATGTTCCATATCACGTCATAGAAATCATCAAGAAAGTCTTCTATACCTACGGCTTTGTTGAACGAGTAAATCAGGGATTTAAGTTTCGGGCTGTCGGCATATTGCGTCAGGATGGTATCCGCGACGTTTATCATGCCAGTGTCACCGAGATGTTAGATGCATCCAGTGTCGGCACTTCATCAATGCCGAAAGATGCTGATGTTTGGTAAGTGGTTCCGTCACGGCTGATAGTGATACTGAATATATCAACGTTATCGGTATCAATAGCCTGTACGCCCGCATAGTAACGACCAGCGTATATAGTTGACCCTATGCGGGCTCTTGTGCCGCCATCCTCGCCGTTGAACGAACTAAGGATGGCAACACGAACTCTTGAGACGATATCACCAGGCAAGGCGTTATTGTCTGCCAGCTCCACTTTGAAATAGACACTTACGGCAGATGGGGTTTGCCATTTAATTTCGTATTCAGGGTAAGGCTGAGCATAGTTAACATCGTCAACCACCGTGTAGGTGGTGTTCCCAACCATTGACGGTCCCGGAGGCAGCTTTTGCCAGATAGCCTTTGCGATATCAGCAGACGCGCCACCGTAGACGCACACATACAGTGAATGCGGCTCCAGTGATACGTTAGTGGCCCCCTTTGTTACCGTCAGGCTGGTGTTGTTTTGCGTTACGTATGCGTCAGTAACACCACTGACTGCCAGCACGTTGGCGTACACAGCTCCAAGCTGGTTGTTGGAGTTTCCAGCAACCGACTGCTTTCGGCGATATTCAAAGTTTGCTCGACTCTCAACGTCATTACCCAGCACGCCGGCAGTGGCATTGGTAATGCCTGACCAGCCCTGAATAGCACGATAAATTGTATTCAGCGCGCCTATAGGACATGCAATCGGCCCCGTGGTCTGGTTCTGAAAAACGACATCCACTGAACCAGAAGCCGGGATAACCGCATCAGCCAGAGAGAAATAAAGGTAACCACTGGAGTCCTGCGCAATGCTGTTTGCCGGGATAACTGTTCCTACAAGCCCGGTGCAGGTTGCTGTTACAGTTGTGCCAATAGCAGCTATACGGTCAATGAAATAAATCTGCCCGATCGCGTCCTGCATGCGACCTTCAGCAAAGTCAGGGTTAATCTGGTTTACCAGCCATGCCAAATTGTCGTTCTTGTCTCCGATGATTGCCGTGTCGCTCATGGCAATCTGTCCCTGCGGAGTCGTCAGACTCTTACTCATCCCTCCGCCAAAGGCGGTATCAAGGTCAGTTAATCGCCCGTTGAGAATGTCTATCTCATCAGGAACGGCAATGCCGGTGGCGGAAAACGTGACAGAGGGGACGGCTGTGCTAACTGTTACTTCAGCCATTTGTTACCTCAGAATTGGATTGTGGTCTGAACGTTGTTCGTGTCCGTGATGGTCATAACGCCGGATGCAAGGCGATCTGCTTTTCCAACCGTTGTGGTGCAGAATGCTGACTGAACGTAAGGGAGTTTTTTGGCCTCGGTTGCCATCTTGGTATTGATGAGCTGAGTGCCAGGCCAATGACCGAGAATGCGCTCGTAATAAGGAATCCCCAGCGTGGTGTCATACCAGGCCTCCCCCAGGAAGGTTGAGCAAGAACACGCTACGTCCTGAGCTACTGCATATGGGTTGGCAGTAATAGCCATGCTTCCAGTGTCGTCTAGCGTGATATCCCACTGGTCTGTCAAAAGCAGTGATTTGGTGAGCATGTAAACTCCGGGCAATAAAAAACCCGCCGAAGCGGGTTAGTTGTGATTGCTGTGATCACCTAAGTGATTTCCTCCAATCATAATCGAGTCGAGACAAATTCCAGCACGCATCTGCCACTGAAACAATTTGCTCTCTATCGTTTGGCGCAATTCCTGGTATATCTCTAAGATTATTCAACAGAACATCAAGCTTCATCGATTTTACTTGCGCATCATACGCTTTTTCACACATCGACCTGACCGCCATATCATAATCGCCTTGCTGGTATGGGTGAGAATAAACAGCCAAACGATAACTATTATTCAATTGTGACGAATATTTTGAAATTTCAAGATTTCTGCTGCACTCAGGGTTGGATATGCATTTCGCTTTCGCTTCCTGCTCTTTCTTGAGATTTTCTTTTGCAAACTGGTCTAGCCCAGCATCATAGGCAGTTGCCCATCTATTGTAAAAACACGTGCCATCCCATCCGCATTCTAATGTATTGGCTGCCTTTAACTCTTTTCCTGTTTTACGGAGGTAATCTTCCCTAAGTTGAATCACCGTCCATTTCTTTCCTGATGCAGATTTATGCACCTCTTTTGCCAAGACATTTTCTTGACCCTGAGGAGTTGCAGCGCAACCGGATAATAAAATAACTAATATCCATGCAAATGACTTCTTCATCACTGTGGTCCTTGTGTAGTTGATCCTCCCGATTCTACACCACCATGTTTATGTGTACTAAGGTGAATTCCATTACCTGTGACTTCGCCTGTAGCGGTAATCGTGCCGCCGAATGTCGCGTTGCCACCGAAACTTCCTGAACCCTGAGTAAGTTGGCCGTTTGCCTCGATGATTGGGGCATTGAGCGAGATTTTATCGTCAGCATTAACTACCACAGTATTTCCGTTTACCTGGACAACCAGCGGAGACACGATGTCTATTCCATCATTAGCGAACTTCACATACTGGCTTGGCTCTGCATTCAGCACTCCACCGAGATAGATGCCATCTGATTTGTTGTGTACGCGCAGAGACGCCGGGAGGGATTCTTTCTTCTCCTTTCTGACGTTGGTAATGTCTCTGTCGCAGCAGAGCATGAGGCCTATATCACCTTCCACTGGATCCATAATCACCGCGCTTGCACCGCGCTGAAGTCGCCATACAGGAATATTAAAAACCGGTGTATTGCCATTTCTTGAACCATCGGCGGTAAATCCACTTACCAGAGGTGTGACGTCGAGAAGTGGCCCATCCTTTACCTTGTTAACAATCACGAGCTGGATGAAGGCGTTTCGTGACATTAACGAATTGAAAATAAATTCGTTAATGTTCGCCTCGCAGTTTACATCCTGAGGCTTAAAGGAGAATTCACCTTTCTTAGTCATTTACAGCTCCGCCTCCTGGTTCGCCACAACAAATGAAAACCACGGGCCGCCCTCCACCCACGCTGAGATGATGTGCCTTACTGTGTTTATGGTGTACATACCTGACGCCCCTGGAAGGTCTGTTTCAAGCTTCATTTTTCTGGGCGCGATGAGGTTTGATGAGAACATTGTTGTGAGATAGAGTCCGTCTCTTGTCCATGTCGGATAGCCAATCAGGCCATGCTCTTTGGAAACAAAAGGAACAACGTCATCCCACGAACCGTTAATTGACCATATGCGAATAATTCCCGTACTACAGTCAATATTCAGATTTGCGGACTTCGCCAATTGAATAATCTGGCTTACCGGGTCGCCTACTACATGGGGATTGCTGAGTGGAAATTTGATGTCCTCAAGCACGGAAACCATAATCCCAAGAGGGTCGGCGATTGACCTGATCGCATCGATAACATCAACACTTCCCTCTACAGAGAATGGCTGGGATGGAAGCGACCTTTCAGCACCTAACGCATGAGCCTCAATAACCAGTGGGGCGTCTGGAGCCTCATTAAAGTCGGTTGTGGCAAATGTTATCGTCCCCACAAAGATAAGCTCATCCTGTGCCCAGACCTTCATGTAGTTATTCTTCGTTGGGCCTCTCAGGTTTCCCGCATAACTTAGCTTCGCCATATTACTCAGGCTCAGGCCATAAACCCGGCATGACAATGTGGTAAGCGCAGAACCACCGTAGCCGTTGTATTCAACGATAGCTTTGGCGTTTTCTATGGTGAGAACGTTGTCCTGCGATGGCCCCTGAGAGCCATCAAATACCTGGTCCGTAAGAGTGAACTGAATTTTAATGTTGCGCTTTTTATAGGACATTGCTCACCTCTTCTTCTGTGGCATAGAACAGTTTGAAGCGTGAACCTAGCTCATCATAAACAGGGTCTGAGTCACCTTTTGTATCTGCAAAGAACAGCTCTCCCTTAAACTTCAGGTACGGGTATCTGATGATCTTATTGCAGTTCAGGCAAAGCACCCCCTGAGCTATCCAGACCCCACTTAACGCCACATCGATAAACATGCCGGTGCTTCTCTGATTAATTCTTAGAGTTACACGCTGACCGCCGAGTGAAACCTGTAATGTCTGCCCCTTAACCGGTTGAAGCGATATCGTCTGCATCAGGATAACCCCTTCACCAGTTCGTCAACTGTCGTTGAAAGATTGTTAATAGCTGAAGTGGCTGCACCATTTATGGCGCTGGTAGCTCCTGCTGTGACATTCGTTACGGCATTGCCTACCGATGTTGCAACGGTCACCGCCGCGCTACTTAATGACTGCTTAAGGCCTGTAAGAGCGCCCTTCACATCATCGAGAGTGCTCTCTGATGCGTTGGCGTTAACCTGCCTGGCGTCAACTGCTCCGCCCTTTGATATGGCATTCTGAGATGGCTGGTTGTTTGCTGTTGTGTTAGACAGCCCTACCTCAGCTTCCTGAAGAACTGCCTGAAATATGGCCTCTACAGTCAACAATGTGACGTCACGTTCTGATGTACGGTAATTGTATCGAACCAGGTCATAGTCCTCGTAGGTGGTGTCTGGCGTCTCTATATCGTAAAGCTGAGTGTCATCCACCATCGCATCCAGTGCAGCCAGCATGTCCGAGCGGCTTGTCAGCGTAAAATTGGTGAGGTTTGGTATGCTTCCACTAAAACCTGTCCATCCTTCAAGATTAAACAAAACCCTGATGATGGCCGGGCGCTTAACCTTGTTAAAACTGGTATATGACCCCTCTTCAATTGGCGCGGAAACCACTGAAGCATCTGCTCCATACTCAATCCCAAGGAACGAGGACGGAGACAATGCCCTTAAGCCTGACTTCAGGTAAATCCCGTAACCAGGCGAAAGGGTACTGTTGATTATGGAGAAGATATTGCCGCTGTTGATCGCACTGAGGAGCGTTGTTTCGTTTAAACTAAACATTAGCTGTTTTGCCCCGTGAGAAAGGTTTGAGTAAGGCTGCTCTGAGACATGCCTTTATTCGCGGCCTCTTTCGCCAGGCTCTCCAGGGTTCTTGACTCTGTTTTGATGGTGGTGTTTTGGAAGGTGATATTTGTCCCTCCACCACCTGAAGATGAGCCAGCCTGATAGGAATAGCGCTGTGATGCCTGCATTCTTGAGATAATTTGAGGCGCATAGTTCCTTGCTTCTTCAGGGGCATTACTCATACCCTTCTTCTCAAGGTTGCCCATCCCCCAGTTATAAGCTGTCAGGGCTTTCTGCAGATCGCCACCATATCTCTGGAGAAGCGAGCCCATATATTTGGCACCAGCTTCCAGAGACTTCATTGGGTCGAATTCTTTCCCATGAATACCGAAGTCTTTGGCGGTACCAGGCATGAACTGCATTAACCCCTTCGCGCCTGCACTTGATACGGCGTATGGATTCCAGCCTGACTCTTGGGTTACCTGTGCATCCAGAAGCCCCTCAGGAAGACCGTATTGCTTCTCAAGGCGAGATGTTTCACCTGAGAAAAGGTTTCTCAACCCCTCAGCTTTTTCTCCCAACCATTTGCCAACACTGCGGGTGTCAAAGCCAGTTTTATCCTTTATCCAGTCTGCTGCAGAGTTTGCATTATCCGTTACGGATGGAAGAGCATCCTCACCGCCTCCCATCTTGAACAGGGAGTTAACTTTGTCACCAAATGTTGAGAAATCTAAATTAAAGAGGCTTTTGAAGGCGTCGATAATCAGCTCGACGGTCTGACGTCCCTCATCAAGGTTTTGATTGAGATTTTTTATGTCGCCAGATAACGTCCAGTTTTTCGTATCGATGCTAAGCAGATCACCTATAGCTTTAGAGACGTCTGTGACATCCTTCCAAAGTATTGAGAATGTCTTACCTAGCTCATCGAATGAGGCGTTAATCTCAGGCCCGTGCCTTTCTACCCACGCGCTCATTGAATTGAGTGCGTCAAGAATTTTCAATACTGCTGGCAGAAGTTTTTCATACAGAGTAAGCGAGGTGGACTCCCACGATTGCCTGACTCTGACGAACTGCTCATTTAAACGCCTGGCTTTGTCTGTCAGCGCATCAGTTTGTTTGGACGTTCCTTCGAATGACTTCTGTAAGTCCAGAAGCCGTCCGCTAGAGAGAGCCTGCACTGTTGCATTATCGAAACCAAGCCTCTGCCCATACATGCGCTGCTGGTTTTTATTAAGCTTGTTCCAGTTTTCAGCCAGGTACTGCATGATTTGGCTTGCATTCTGGGTGGTATCGAACTTGGTTCCGGTCTGGGCGCTGAAGGCAAAGAGGGTGTTGAGCGTATCGTCAGCACCAAACCCAGAATTAAATTGAGATATTGAACTCTGGAATTTCTGGAGGTTAGAGCTCATTGACGCAGCAGAAGACCCAACTGCGTCAGCTGACTTTACCCAACCATCAAGAGCCTTGGCCGATGTGTCTATGGCAGAGGACTGGACGCCCAAATCAACCAGAGATTTAGTCGTGTCGGTGATGAAGTTTTTAACCCCATTGGCACTCAGAGCTATTCCTGCCAGAGCCAGCATGCTCTTCCCAATACTGGTAAAGAATGAAGAGGCTTTCTTGCCATAAGCCTCCATGTCCTTTGCCGTTGACTCTGCATGCTTCTTAGTTTGGTCTAATCCTTCTGAGACCTCTTTCTTGCCCTTTTTGAATCCAGAGGAATCAAGGCCCAGAGTGACAACCAGGGCATCTATAACTGTTGCCATTACCAGGCCTCACTTGCTCTGTCGATTACCATTTGGTTGTAATTATCAATGGTGATAATTTCCAGCCACCACCATAAATCCTGCACACCAAGTGTCGTGCTTAGCTCCGTCAGCGAGCATTTACCCGATGACATGACCGTGGCTATTGTTTTTGGCACGTTGGTGTACTCGGCAAGGCCAGCGATTTGCGGGCCCATTACCGGAGGGATGTCTAACTGGCGGTGGCTGTGAAAAAATCAACATGCAGCTTGAAGACTTCGCTGCGAAGTTTCAGGCGAGTCATAATCTCTTCAGTGTCATCATCAATCAGATTTCGCTTAACGCTCTGATTGGCTGGATCTGGAACGGCCTGAACACACTTCATCAGCTCGTCCAGGAGAGGCCGTGCATCCTCTGGAGGGATTTTAGCCACCATTTCGAGGCCGACTTTCGCCATACCTGCCATACCCATATCTGAAAAGTTATCCGGAAGATTAACGCCATTTTTAGCCATTGCCAGTCCGGCACGAATTGCCCACCACTCAGCCTGAGTAGCAGACATTTCGCGAATGTAGAAAACCTTCCCATTGTCACGGCCTTTATCTTCGACGGTGTAGTAAATCTCTTTGCGTGCCATGTTAGTCCTTATGCGTTCTCTTGAATTTTGGGGGCAACAACGCTTCGGAGTCTGTTTTTCCCCTGGCGAGCCTATTAAAAATGGTGCTTATGTTTAGATTGTATTTTTCGGCAGCCTCAGCAACCGTCATTTCCCCTGAAGGGGTGGAAATGAATCGGTTATCTCTCTTATTTCTGCACTGCTGTTTCTGGCTCGCCCACCTACAGTTTTCAAGGCTATATCCCTTATTGACGTCAATTCTGTCTATGCTGTGATTTTTTGATGGTCTTTCTCCCATATCTAAAAGAAAGTTTTCATATTTCGTCCATCGCTCACAAACAGATATCCCTCTTCCGCCATACAGGAAATATTTGCCATTGTTTTTGTTATTGCACCTTGCAAGCATGGCTTGCCAACTGCCGTAGGTTAGAGATTTGTAGTCTCCGTGTTTCTTGAGGTTCTTTCCCCATGAGCAGCCACACGTTTTGCTTTTGCCATATATTAGGTTTCTATAATTAATGGACTTTTCATTTCCGCAATCACATGCACATTGAACCATAAGGTATTTTTTACCTGATTCGTGCATTTCTTCTTTTGGGTTGCTTAATGCTAAAAGGCTTCCAAACTTTTCGCCTTTGATATTACGTGATAGATTGTTGATGGCCATTATTCCTCCACATAGGTTTATGGCTAATTAGCCCTGACTATTCGCGTAGTCGGGGCTTTCTAATTATACCATTTTTAACCCTGGAAGGCCTCTCCAACAACGGATTCCCAGTTAATTTGGAACGTCATAGCCTGCAGTACACGCTGCGCATCCGGAATGGCCTTAACGCGCTGCAGGATGCCATTGGTCAGAGTGAACTTTCTACTAATCGCCGGGAGGATGATTGTTGCATTGCAGCGGAATACCGCCTTCGACGTTAGTGACGTGAGTTGCCACGTTTCGAACAATTCACGCGACGGGCTGTCAGGCATGATGGTGATGGTCTGCAGATACTCACCGAAAACGAAACCGCCTGAGAGCTTACCATCAGCGCCACGGACAGATACCGCCATTTCGGTATCGCCGAGGGCAAACATCGCATCAGCGGCGTAACCTTCCAGCGTCTGAGCGCTGGGGTACAGGTTGGTCACAGTGAGAGCAAAAATAGCGTCAGCACTGGTAATAGTATTTCCTGCCATTTACTTGCTCCTTACTGGACCATGATTGATGCGAGGGTGATTTTCTGAACGCTGCCACCGTCTGTGTAGTAGAACGAACACCCCGGTCGAATGCGTGCCGCACGCTGTTGCTCTGTTGCTTTCGGGATATACAGATACCAGCCCTTAGACACAATCGACGCCGCCACATCAACGCCCACAGCATTTTTGATTTCATCGATCTGGGATGCAGATAAATCAATGCCGGTACGGATTCCGCCATATGTTTTACCCTGCTCGATCGTGTCAGCAAATGACGCTTCAATAGCAGCATCGCCACGCGTGTTATAGGGTAGAGAGCGGTTGGATTTAAACAACTCAATCGCATCCTGCATCAGGTTGGCATTCAGCCAAATCTGGAAGCAGAAGGAGTCAAACCACTTGAAGTCACCAGTGATTGTGCCATCAGCCCAGTAGCGAGTATCGTAGTTATTCGCCGTGTACGCGCCGTAGAAGTTGTAACCGTTGGCAATCAGAGCATCGTAATTTGCTGATGTGGTCACTTCCGGCAGCAGGCCACCGAGAGAGCGGAACTTGAATGGTACGCGGCCTTCCTGACGGTCGAAGTCAAGAGATGCGGCATAGCCAATAACGCTCGCTGCATGAGTCTGATCACCGAACACCGGAACGACGTTTGAGTAGTCGTAAGTGCTGATGATTTTGTACGCCAGCGTATCAGTTGAGCCAGATACCAGCGCGGATTCTTCCAGCGTGAACGGCACGTAGCCGAACCGATAATTCTGCCCATTAACCCAGGCGGAGAAGTCCAGCGCTTCCTGTTCGGTCGGCGTAAAAGATGTAGTGAAGACTGCCCAATTTTGAGAGCTATCCAGCACTGACTGCATTGCCGAGGTCACTACCGCTGCATCTGCTCCCTGAGACAACTGAGCGCCGGTAGAGGCTGTCAGCTTAAGGCCAGCAGATAATGTGCCAGTGGCGTAGGTAATAGTGCTCGCTGCGCCATCGGACGCGCTGGTGATGATGAAGCGCTTTTGAGTGGTGTCGTACTCTACAGTTACGCTGGAGCCGATACCTGTCTCAATCAGGTCAGCGGCCATGGCAAAGCTTGTTGCTGTGCTCAGGTCGATGCTGGCTGATGTCACCGCAGTGCCGTCAACGGTCAGGGTCAGTACCCCGCTCAGCAGTTTGAGCTGGTCTAACGTTACGGCCGCCATTGAACCTGAGCGCAACCATGCTGCCGCTGCCTCAGGGTTGAAACGTGCAAACAGCAATGCGCCTGGCGTTTTGGTGGAATTGTCGTAGCCCTGAAAATACACTTCAGCCATGCTGAATTCAGCTGATGCACTACCGAAATAGTCCGCTACGTCTTCTTTGTTCGTAAATGTGATAACACTCCCCACCGGAGCGTAAGCGCTGTCGGTAAGGATAAGGCCATTCAGATCAAGCGCTGAACCGCCCGCTGGCAGCACTCCAGGATTGATTTGAATATCTTTGCGTAATGGGATTGCCATTTATGCACTCTCCGGTGGGTATTTTAGATCTGCGGCAATAACGCCGACTGTAATGCTGTCCATGAAGTCCTGCCGTGTGGTAACAGACGGGTTGAATTGCCCGATGAATTCCATCGTCCAGCGTCCTTCGTATTGTTGCTCGCCGTTTATCATCGTGGTCTGATGAGGGTCTGAGCAGTAAAGAGGTGTAATGACATTGCCGTTTTGTCGGAACCATTCACAGGCAAAGTCTGAGCGGATTAGCGTACCGATGATTGAAGCGTTATCAGCTGCGTTCTCGCCGTAGCAGTCAATCTGACAAGGCCATTGTGTGCTGCGCTGGTTTAGCTGCTTCCCTTCTCCGTAAACGCCGTTGTCGTCGTATTTGACGCGGTTAGTAGACAGCCCTATCTGCCTCAGCGGCGTCATGATGATGAAGTCACGGAGCGGCATAGGCGTCAGGTTCTGCTGACCTACCAGCACGTTGTCGATGGTGAGACCGGTTATATCCATCAGAAATGCCTGCAGAGCAATACGCAGGTCTAGCTCGGTGATGTCTACTGTGGCTGTCATGGCGACCTCTGCAGGTTAACAATCACTCGGCACCAGTCAGGCCATAACTCAGGAACCTTCACCACCAACCACTGTTGACCGTTCACAACGAGAATGTCGCCACCTTTTTGATCCGGTCGATTCACTCCGTTGAAGTTCCCATTCAGATACGCACTTTTCAGGATGCCCTGAATGTTGATGGCATCAACCTGTCTCAGGTCGGTGGACGATAGCTCCTGCATCTGGACTTCAACATCAACGTTGCTGTACGTCTGCTCTCGCTTTCCACCAGGTAACGTAGTGAATCCGGTGTTAATCCGGAACACGCCATTTACGTTGGGGTTTATTGTCTTCGTGGCGCTATTGGCTATGCCTCTCAGGTTCATACGCCATCCTTAATGTCGTAATCGACGCTGTTTAGCATGTGGGAAGTTTCAATGAGTGGCTTAGAGAAGCCCTTTTTGGCGATCGTTACTGGAGATAGCGCAGGCTCCATCAAATCTCTGATTGAGCCCTGCAACTGGCCTTTAATATGTTCACCCATCAGTCCAAGCATCGTTTCCGCTTCATAGCCTGTTGCCTCGGCTATCTTCGCAATATCCTGCGGCCATTCTGGTGACTTTTCGGCGATCATGTTTCTGAAAAATGGACGAGGAGGCCTGTTCATTGCCGGGTCGCCATATTCGTTGGCTGCGGCAACCATTGGGACAGATTGTCCGTCAGGGTATGCAGCCCCTTCAAGGAATCCCACCCTCAGTGTTTTCCCGTCGCCAAGCTTTTCTGCCAGTTCAGCAAGTTTCGCCTCTAATGCCGCGCCACCACTAAACGTGGTCATGCTCACCTCCGGGTAACTGGCCTGCGGTAATAATGTCCGGGATAAAGTGACGGGGAGGATCCCGGAACATATTTGAATGTGCGGTACTGAGCAGTTGCATTCCAGTAAGCAGCGCCATATGGCGTTTGCAGATACCACCAGGATGACTGACTAACAGGAACATCGCCGGTGGATACCGATACAGAACCCTCAGATGCACTTGAAATTCGACCTACCAGGCCGGATGGCTTCTGCCCACCTACCCCAGAATTGAGAGCTGCAATGTGAGCGACGAGCATGTTCAGATAAACAGCCAGCACAGCATCATCCTGTACGGGGCTGCAATCTGTGTTATCAAGGTAGACCGTTGCCTCAACGAAATACGCATTCAGCAGCGCGTCACTTACCGAGTTGAATTCCGGATAACGCTCGCGGAATGCTTCAATGTCGAAAACAACGATCGCCATGATTATTTACCGTCCGCTTTCTCGATGCCCGGTGCAGGCTTGTCCTGCGGCAGACCTTCCAGACCAGACTTGACGCTGGCGTTTTCGGTAGCTTTTGATTGCGCGCTATTCGCTTTAGCCTGCGCGAATACCAGCTCGTTTTTGACATATGGCTGGTTTTTGTGAACCTCCAGCCACTTTTCAAAGGCGTCTTTGTCGACACCCTCCGTGAGTCCGTACCCGCCAACGACATTTGAAGAATTAGAGCCGTTCAGCGTCACGGTGTAGCCGTCCTGCTCAACAACCAGGCCGTTGGGAAGTTTGCAGCCTACAACGATAGTTTCTGCCATTTTTTACACCCCGATCATGCTGGCGATAGCCAGAGGTTGACGAATGATTGCACCCCAGGTGCCGCCTGATTTTTTCTGCTTCCAGCTGGACTCTTCGACCACAACTGCATGCGCGCGCATTTTTTCGGTGAATGCTGCGTAAGCGGTGTCGGTCTCGCCGAGTTTGTCAGCAATCAGCTGCACCATCTCGCCAGCGTCAGTGGAGTACTCGACCGCCGTTTCGATGCGCAGGTTGGGGAAGTTTTTCTTAAGCAGATCCGATACGTTCACGTTGTACATGTTGGTCTTGGTCAGATTCACTTCCGCCGTCGGCGACATCGCCAGCGTCATCGGGGAATCGCGCTCAATGAGGCCTTTGGTCTGCGATACCAGTTGGCCGTAAAGCTTGGCGATATCGTCGTAAACGGCCTGACCGTCTTTGGATGACCATGTCACAGCGCCACCCGCGCCGGTTGCATTCGGCGTGATAGGTGCAGGCAGAGACGGGTCATTCAGCAGGCCGTAGTTCTGCAGTCCCTGAATGCCGTAGAAGTACGACTTGTTCTGGAACTTGTTCAGCACCAAAGCTGAGGCCACATTTAGCTCTGCTGCGTATCCGATACGCGCTGCGCCGTACATATCAAGCTCACGCTCACCCCATCGGGTGTGGGTCTGGTAGTGGTAGGACTGGCGCGGAACCCAGTTGACGTTCGCAGCGGTCATGCCGTTGTTATTGAAGTCACCATACGAGCTGGTTTCGCCAGCACTTTCCACAACCGGGAACTGCGCAGTCAGCGTTGTCCAGTCGCCCTTTTTCACTTCACCAATGATTTGCGCTGCCTTCATCGGGGTGACCAGAACGCGGATCAGTTCTGGGTCAACATAGTTGGTAAAGTAGGCCGGGATACCTGCGCTACCGGTAGTAACCATGGTTGGCTGCGCATCCATCGCCAACTGGAAGTTCTCCGCAAACTCTGGCTTCAGGTAGTCTTTCGCGCCCGGCAGCACGATGCCGTATTTACCGCTTGCTGCGGCATAGTGTTTCTGAAATTCGTTCATTACTTGCTCCAGGTGCTGATTTTGACCAGTTCGCCTGCATCACAAGCGCTACCAGCATAGAAAGGCGTTTCGACTGCGCCGGAAATGGTTGCTCCTGCCGCACCGGTTTTAATGGTGCCGTCAGCAAGCACAGCGAAGATTTTCTGACCGCGAGTTGCAGCGGTGGCGGTGCGAGCCCAGAAGTCTCCCGCGACCATCAGAGTCACTTCACGACCCTCCTGAATTACATTGGAGGAAGCGCCGAGCCATTCAGTGATTGCCGCCTGGCCGTCACGATGAACGAAGCCAGCCGGAACGCCTGTGCCGGTGTTAGTTGCCACACCGTTAACCGCCCATGCGAAACGACCAATGGTTACGCCGCCGTCGCCAGCCACAAGAGCAGCCTCGCCAGCAGCATAGGTAGCGTGAGGGTTAGTGCTCGCAAAGCCACCTTCAACACCCGGTGCCGGGTATTGGTTAATTACACTCTGAAAACCTGCCATGTTAGAAACCTCGTTTCAGTTTGCCAGCGGTCGGGAAAGCTTTCTCAAATTCGCTGTGAGATGCGGAATCCTGCGCAATGGCAGGGCGTTTATTGTTCTGCTGCTCGATAGCCATTTTGACCATCTTAGGGAACGCTGAAGGATGAACGCCTTCGATATCCACGCCAGCCTGCTCAAGTGCAGTGCGGTAGACATCATCAGCGGAGTCCATTGCAACGACATCGCCAATCAGTGGGCGCACAGCCTGCTCAGCTTCACGCACTTTGCGGAAGTTCTCAGCAGCACGTTTGGTTGCACTGTCTGCAGCTAAGCGAATTGCGCTGTCCATTGCCGCTTTTGAGACTTTGTCGTCTTTTTTATCGTCTTCATCGTCTTCGTCTTCGGCTGGCTTTTTCTTTTTGTCATCGTTGTCTTCGTCATCTTCGTCGTCAGCGGTTTTCTTCTTCTCGTCGTCCTTGTCGTCATCCTCGTCTTCATCCGGTTTCTTTTCTTTCTCGTCTTCTTTTTCGGCCTCATCCAGCGCCAGAAGCGCCTTCCGTACTTCAGCCTCCAAATCAGCATCAGCTGCCAGTAACGGCTTCAGCGTTGCGCGAATAATCGCGGCTTTACGTTTGCTCATGAGCATTAACTCCGGGGGTAATGAATCTGCGACCAATACGTCGCTTCCTGCGCGGCCTCTTTCAACCAGCGCTACGTGGTTCCCGATGATGTCCCGCATGATGCCGTCATACGGCTCTCCATTCGGTGTAACTCCGGGGGTCATGTCAGCGACGTATTGGTACGACGACGACAATTCTTCCTGCTCTTCTGTCTCAATACCGGCGATTGCGGAGTCATCCCAAACTGATAAACCGTTTGTCAGATACGTTCCGTCAAAGTATGCATTTGAGTGCGTTACGCCAACGCGATATTCACGCGGAGGGTCGCCTGGGAAGTCAGGTGTATGGATTGATAAAAGGGGGATGTTGTTGAATGTTGCAGCGGCTTTCTTCAGTTCATCGGGGTGTCGCCATAAATGGTAAATCTTATCTGGCTCTAACCCGAGCTTTTCAGCATTTGGAATCTCTCTCCCGAAGTAGGGACAGACATTCGCCTTGCTGATATTGCTGACCTTAACCTGAAGCCTGCCGTTGCCATCAAACGAGCGCATTGAAGCGCGGTCAAATGCCAACCGTTCAGTTGTTTTCATTGTTTATTCCGTCTAGCTAAGACCGGGTATGACTGGTGACCAGGTGCAACGACAGTTGATTTCCTCGCCAGGCATCACCCATTTTCCATCCAGATACATTCCTTTGCTTAGCTCGAACACCTTTCCATCGGCCTTAACATGTGATGGTCGTGGCTCTTTGCCAGCATGTGAGTGCCTCCAGACGCCTTGAGTGATACCAAGTGACTGCTGCCTTGCTGCCTGCATTACTGAGGTTGCTTTGTTGTTCTGATCGCGTGCGATTAATGCCGCACGCCTGCGCGTAATGCCATAACGCTTCTGAAGCTCGTCAGTGAGGTAAGACAGGTCACGACCTCGTGCAACCGAGCGCATTACCATGCCCTCAACCTCAGTGAAATACTTCTCCGGTATTGAGCGTATCAGCCCAACGTTCTCTGCAATGGTCGCCTGCAGTGCGTTATTCATCGGCGCGGTCATTTTGAACTCAACCGTGAAGCCTGCAGTTTCAAGCGCGTTATGGAGAGATACATCGGTATTCTTCATCGCATCACCTGCAAACCTTTCAGCCAGCTTCTGAGATACGTTGTCGAATGCCTTTGTCCATCGCTTAGCGAGCTTCTTCATGGCATCACGCATAAACACAGCTGGAGATGCGTCCATTGCCACCGCTGCACCACTCGCTTTGTAGTTAGAGGTAAGCCAGTACACAACGGACTTCTGCATCTCTCTGATGTGGTTATCTAATTGTCTGCGATACCACGCCTCAACACCGGCATTAGGATGAATTGCTCTCAGCGTTTGCCGCGTCGACTTCTTCTTCCCGCTGGTCATCGTCTTCGTAGTCGTCTTCGATTTCGATGTCATCGCTTAAGTCCAGTGAGTGATATGGGCTGTCAGGGTCATTTGCGATCTTCTGACGAATCTCGTTACCCGTCAGCGCACCAGTTGCAACGTTGACAGCGTCGGTGTCGGCATCAATCTTGCGGATTTCCGCTTTCTCTTTCTCGGTCATCTCGTAGAGAGGCTCAAACTCGAAGTAGATATCCGGGTCGATGTCGCCAAACTCAGATAACTGGATGATGTCCAGAACGCGTTTCAGGTTATCTTTGAAGATGGACTGCTGCAGGGCGTGAATATAGTCATAGAAGACGCGAATCTCGCCCTCTGATGAGGCGTTGAGCCCAGCAGGTGATATACCAAGCAGTTTGACGAGTGGAATGCTGGACACCGCAGCCATTTGCTCTTGTGCCTGAGCCTGAAGTGCATCGAGACCGCTCAGGGGCGCATTGACAAACTCGACCGTCTCAGGCGCTTCAGGGCTGTTGTCCTTCGCAAAAGCGCCCCGATTATCGCGACACTGATTGAACATCTGGAGGCGATAAAGCAGGCTCTCAGCCCCGCCACCCTGCAACACCGTGCTCATGTTAGTGCCGATTACCGGGATACTGAACGAGTGAATCATGTCACTTACGCTGTCACGCGTGCGCAGCCAGTTATTCACGTAAGGTTCGGCCATTTGTGTCAGGCTTAGCCCGCGGAAGTTGTAGGCCGCTTTTAGCAGGTCAGGCACCTGACGTGACACGAAATCAAGCATGCGGCTGGCATTCACCGTCTTTGCCATCACAAACCATTCTGTCGGCTTGTAGAAGTCGGGGCTCATCGGGTTGTCAGTGTTGTAGACGCCCGGATAGGTCCAGACAGGCTCAATGACGGTGAAGCCAATCAGCGACCCCTTTGTAATCTTCTTGTCGGAGATAAACAGTTTTGACTGCAACTCCACGGCATCTGTCCAGGCTGACGCCCCTTTTGCAGTCTTCACGTCGATGTAAATCTGGCCACCACCAAAATATCCGTCGTGCTCTGCAGCCTCGCGGAATTTCTCCTTAACACGGAATTTCTCCATCGCTGCATAAAGCTCGCGGACTCGATCCGCCTTGTCGTCATCACCCACCGTCTTGAGTTTCACCCATTTGCGGGTCATCTCTTCAGCGATGGTGCCGACCATCTTGCGATACTCAGGCTTTTGAGCGAGCGTAGCCAGGTATGGATAGCCAGGAAAGCTGTCAGGATATCCATAGGTATATCCCATATAAGCTTCGTTAAGCGCTCCGTATGGCGTTGAGTCCATCGCCAGAATGCCTTTCTCTATGCTCTCAGGGATAACTCCGCTTGGTGGCTTGTACTGCACTATCTCGCGAGGTGGTTTAGCCTGAATCTCTGCTACCGCCTCTGGCCGGATTTTCATCTCAGGCTTTTGCTCTTTCACCGGCTCAGGCGCGGCGACTTGTTTCTTTTTAAACGGCCACACTTAAATTCTCCTGAGTTGGCTCGGGTCGATAACCATTGGCTGGCGACCAGAAATAAGATTGTCGTCAATGGCGTCCATCCACGTATCAAGGATGTCGTCATTGTCGTGACTGTCGTCAGCTGAGAACGCAGCGCATTCGGTCATGGCGGTGATAACCCATGAGGTTGTTCCGGCAATGGTGCCGTCTTCGTAACGGGTATGAAGCACTGCAGCGCCGTTAGCATCATGCGTGGCTGGCACGTACACCTTGCCGGTCTTTATCTGCGGGATGACGTTGAGGCAGCGAACCAGTTTGTTCTGGCCTGCGCCGCGAGGAATCTCTTTAACCGGGATACTGTTGCGCTTCTTGAGGGTGGTTATCAGACCTTGCCCGGCCTGCTTCTCTTCGATAGCCATATGACGCATTGGCATGATTCGTAGCGAGCCCTGCATGCGCCATTTCTCCCAGACCTCTTCTGCTTTCTTCAGGAGGTCTTCAGGGTCCCAGCGCCCACGCACCACATCGATGATGTATAGGTTGCCATCCACACCCATGCCAACAAGCGTGAAGACCGTGTAATCAAGCCAGTCCTCAACTTTGCCGCTGTTTGTATCAACGTACACGGCGCGATGAGTGAGCTTAGGAAGCGTGGTGTAGGTCTGGAACCAGTCGGTATCGATGATGCCGCCAGTAAGCGCCATAGGGTTCTGCTGGTACTGAGAGAGGAATGTGTAACGGTCTTTCTCCCAGAGTTGCAGGAGATCGTTCACGTCTTCCATCTGCGGCCAGTATGACCAGTATCGGGTACCGGACACTTCCACTGAGTCGGTATCTTTTACGGTCTCCCAACACAGAGAGCGCCATGGTTCAGCAAGAGATTGAATGTACTTCTCGTCAATCAGCGCAGGGATAGCTACGTGGTGGAACTTCACGCCCATCCCGCCTGATAACATAAAACCTGTTGCGTCGTCAGTGTGAAGGCGCTGCTGAATGCTCACAAACGGCGTTGGGTGCTCTTTTGACTTGTCACCGCGACGAGAGCGAATGGTATTAACCAGAAGTGTGTTAGCGCTGTTCCTGCGCGACTCGCTCAGCATGTCTACCGGCTTGTTGTAGTCGTCCAGCATAACCATGCCGGAGAACTCAGGCCCGAAGTAGCCACCACGACCACCGGTGATTTGCCCGTTACTGGAGCGGGATACCGTCTGCCCGATAGAACGACCGCGATCGTCCTTTATCTCCCACTCTTCAGCCTGGTTAACGCCGAATGAGCAAGGCCAGAACTCCTGATACTCCTTGCTGGCGATAATGTCACGGGTGCGGCGTGAGTTACGCTTAACCAGAGTGTCAGCAAATGAGATATTCAGGTTACGAAAGCGCTTGAGTTTGCCTTCCTGCACCAGTGCGTTGACGTAAGCAGGAAAGTGAATGGAGAAGAACTCCGTTTTCGTTCCGCCAGGGGGGATATTGATAATCAGGTTGCGCGGCTCTAACCTTCCAGCTATCAGGTCATCAATTTTTGATGCCATTAACCGGTGATGCCAGTTAACCAGAAGGCGATCACCCTGAATAAGTTCGAACCACAGGCGAGTGAAGTTGAGAAACGATTTGGTGGACTTCGAACGAAGCACTACACGCTCAGGGAATGACAAATCATCCCATTCGATAATTTCGTTCATATCAGTCCAGGCCTTTTAATTTCCCCTCAAGCTGAGCCTGTGCTGCTTTGTAATCAGCAGGGGTGTAGTTAACAACTTCAATCGGCTTACCATCCTTACCAACATGTTCAGCCTTAACGTTGGTCTTGAATGCCTGCACAGTGATGTGCTCACCAACAAGCTTCAGTGCAGCAGCAGCACCCTTTGCGTCAAAGCCGTAAATCGTTCTTCCCTGCTCATCTTTGATTTCCTCTCCACGCCTGTCAGTAAGAGGTTCAACCTCCTGCATGCAGCGCTCATGAAGTTTTACTGCCTGGCGCAGAACGTAATCAGCATCAACTTGAACTCGCTCCAGACGCTCCTGATTCAATTCTGCGATGCGATGCAAAATGTCATCATTTGCCATCAACCTTGCGCCTTGGTTGCGGGATGACTTCTCGCTGTAACCCGCCCTGATGGCCGCCTGAGTGGCGTTGAGGTCTTTAATGAACTCACGGGCAAACAGCTCTTGTTTGTCGGTGAGCTTTGCCATGCTATTCCTTACTTTGTTTTCTCTTCGGTCGGAACGGCCTTTAATTTTTGGCTTATACCATGCTTAATAATCAGCGCCCTTAATTTGTGGTAATCCGGCTCTAATCCTGTTATTACACAAAAGAAAAGCAGTGTCCTGAGATAGACCGAAAGCCACCATCGCGGCTTCACCTCAACTGTCAGATTTACTAGCATCGGCCGCCTCCCCCTCAGGCACGTACTCCATCTTCAGCACGTCATCAGGTGCCAGATATACCCAGGCGCCATCTTCACGAGCAACGCCGATGAAGCCATTAACCATTTCCGGCTGCGAACGGTTCATCAGGCCTTCATGCGTCTCGCCTGTTTTGGTTTTGACGGTGATGCGGTAGATGTCGGCCATGTTTTCCTGCCCGTTATATTTTCGAGTGCCATCATCAGGCGCACTCGTAAATGCGCCTTGTGATGAAAGCCGTTGTGAAAGAGGCTCTCCACTCACTTATGCTGCCTTGCCTTTCAGAAAGGTGAGCCTGTCGCCGGCTCCGTGATTTTCGTGATATTGCAATTTCATCTCAGCAGCCTTTCTTGCTTTCACCGCTTCACAGAAATCATCGAAGTAACCAATATGCTTCACCTTTCCAGAGACGTTTATCTTTGCTCTCCACTTCCCACGTGCTTTATACCAACCTACGCCAGGGACACCTGTTTTATTAGTGGAGTAAAGGCGCAAATTCTTGTTGTTGGCTGCCGAAGTCACTGTTCGGAGGTTGTCTATGCGGTTATCACCTCTATCGCCTGAAATGTGATCAATCTCATTCTCAGGCCAATAGCCATAATGTAACGCCCAGGCGACACGATGAGATCTATATAGCCGACCATCTATTCCGATGCGGAAATATCCATCATTATCACGTGCGCCTGCCACCTTTCCGGCAAAATTGGCATTGGTCGCCCGCCAAGAATTATCGGTCTTAAAATGATTTTTGGGGCGCTGCTTCCAACGGATAACACCTGAATCTGGTGTGTATTCCAGTGCTTCTTTCAGATATTCGATAGAAATATCATTCATCGGAGTTACCTTTTAGTGATGAACCTTGTCGCACAGGAATACGGCCCCAAGAAGGCTCCGACAGCCAGCCGGTTCCTCAAGGTGCATCCTGAAAGGTTCTTGGTTTGAATTGCGCGTGCGAAGCGCATAAAAAAGCCCCGCATAAGCGAGGCCGATATTGCTTTGTTGCTGAGGGTAAATCTTCTTGGGGGTTGTCATGGTCGCAGGCTTCGCGATTCCTCACGGAATGGCTCACCCACTTACGGCTTATCCTGTGGGGGGGGGTTATTGGCGCTTAATGGTGACTTTTCCGTAAAGCGTTTGTTGCTTAACCACGCCGTTCTCCGCCGTCATGTATCCGCGCTCATCGGGTACTGCTGCAATCACCTCGTCTTTTTCATCATCAGCAGTGAATACATGCTTAACTTCAACGCCATCGATATAGACTTTATATCGCTCCTGAGCGGGATTAATTTTCCGGCCAGGATCGTCATCTAAAACGGTCAGTCTCATTTAAATTTCCTTTTAGACGTGAGCCTTGTCGCACAGGAATACGGCCCCAAGAAGGCTCCGACAGCCAGCCGGTTCCTCAAGGTGCATCCTGAAAGGTTCTTGGTTTGAATTGCACGTGCGATGCGCATAAAAAAGCCCCGCTATTGCGAGGCTCGGTTGCTTTCTATTTTCCTGATGGTTCGAATCTGCCCGTTACAGGCGTCCAGCGAATCGAGCAACAGGATGTTGAGCTGTACGCTATCCCCGAAAGTCATGTTGCTTTGTATTTCAGGGATAACGCAGTCAACGAGTAAGTTTGCCGGTATCGGTAGTGTCGGTGCCTTCACCACCTCGTATTGAGTCGGCTTGTCGGCGCAGCTGGTCAATAACAGAATCAGGAATAAGCTCGACAGAGCACTTGTTGTCTTTGAGCGCACTCTTCACTTCCTCCTGAAGCCGTTGTGACTTCATTTCTGCTGCTGCGCGACGGCGTGACTCCGCATCCACGAGCTGGTTCATCTCGCCGACTTTGTCAGCCAGATTTTGCAGTGTGTTTGCCAGGTCAGCGTTCTTGCCGTTCAGTTCGCGGTTGTCTTTCACCAGAGAGTTGTTTTCAATGCGCAGCTGGCGATTGTCAGCACCAAGCTTTGCAATGAATCCGATGATGATGAGAGCGAAAACGAACGGGATCAGGTTTTTGATAGTCGTGAAACTCATAACAAAACTCCTTCCGCTCGCTTCGTCCTGTCGATACGATCCTGCAAACCATTCAGGCCGCCGTTAATGCGCCGGGTCAAACCGTTAACATCGCCAACATCAGCAAACTGGTTGCAGCCATTTGCCTTCCAGAACCAGCCGGCAGATAGCGCAGCGTATTTGTCCTGTAGCAACAGGTCAGGGGAGTCGACCAGATTGAGCCCAAGCGCTTTGCCGCACTCTTCGTAGTTGGCTTTGAAGGTGATTTGCTTCAGGCCGCGCCCGCGATACTTCCAGCCGTCACCATTCAGGTTATTGCCGAATCGGCCGCCGTAGACGATGTTGGCAATAGCTGCCTGTCGTTCAGGGGATAAAGCCTTTTCACCGGGTTTGCGGCCTAACTGTTCGCGTTGGGCAGCGGTTAATCGAGAGCCGAATATCGCCAGACCGGCGACGCTGTAGTTGAGCGACTCTTGCACAGACTGGAAGCCGCCCGACTCGGTGCCGATTTGCCCAATGAAGTGAGCCTGGCGTTTTGGTGTGTCGATGCCGTAGGTGTTCATGGCTTCGACGATGTGCGGATACCACTTCTCAGCCAGCGAGCTACTGATGCCCGCAGCTCGCATGAACTGGTCTTTAGTCATTGGATACCTCTTTTCCTGCTGCTTTGCTCAGAAAACGGTTCTCAAGCGCTTTAATCAGGGAGGAACCCGACCAGCCAGCCATGCCACATACGCCGCCCATCACCTCTTGCGGCCAGTTATAGTGGATGGCGATCATGGTCATGATTAAACCAGCGAATATCGACACAATTAGTTGAAGGCACATTGTCCTCCAACTAAAGGATTCTCCGTTGAGAACTTTGAAGGAGTAACTGGCTATAGCGCCAACAAGGGTCATGCCGAAAGCGATGAGGATGGACCAGATATTCGGATCGCTTTTGTAGGGCATTTTCATATCTCTCACCTCGCGTTAAAGCGGGTGCTGTGGGTAGTGTCAGGAAAGGCCAGCAAGGCAAAGGATGCGAGGGTTCATCTGTGATTGATTGCCTGTGGCCTAATACGAAAAAGACCCGCCGAAGCGAGCCTTAAATATTTGGAGTGATTTGTTTGTGGTGGCCGGTGCTGAACTCCGGCATATCGGTCCCGGCGACAAGCAGCTTTACCTGTCTGGTGAACTCGCCTCGTGTACCGAAAGGGCATTTCTTTCCGCGCAT